TCGGCAAGTTCGGATACATCGCACCAGCTAGGCTGGGCCGCTTCGAGACACCGTCGCGGGACTGGCCATTCGGTGAGGGACCCGCTCCGGAGACATGCGAACCTTCGTTCACAAGTTTCGAGATTTCGTAGAGGGCTTTGACCACCGCGGGGTGATCGCCGGCTCCGGTGAAGTTGACAGCTTCGTTGAAGGCATCGCGGACATTGGCGGGAAGCTGCTGCTTGAGCTTGCCAATTTCCGCGGCGACATGATCGAGCTTTCCACCGATTTCCTTGTCGGCCTTGAGTTCAGAGACCCAGCCTTCGCGCATCGCGGTGTATGCGTCGTTGTTGGCCTTGACGACGTTTTCGGTCAGCGTCGGGTACAGGTCTACCAGTTTCTGGGCCTGATCTTGGGTGAGGCCAAGTTCTTTGAAGATGGGGGTGGCACGCTCGATTGCGGACTTGTCGAGAGTTGCGCCTTCGGGGACTGAAAAATCGGAATAGGATTCTGGGGCTCCGGCGGGAGCGGGCTTGGGTTCGGCGGGATCGGCGGCATCGGGTTTGGCCTCTACTGGGACTGGAGGATTGCCTTGGTCGATGATCTCACCCGTCGACGTCCTCGCTGCTTCCGAGTTCATCGGGGTCGGCGGAGTCGGTTCCGGATTCGGAGTCGGCACGTCGTTCATTTAGAATCTCCTGCTCATTGGCTTCTTGCATCATCTGGACAAATAGGTCTGGGCAGTTCCCGACGATGTCACGGTATACGCTCAGGCCCATGTTTCGTTCACCTTTGGAATACGCTTCAACTAATGCATCGCCGGTGAACGGGTCGGCAAATATGTGGCATGCCGCGAGGAAATCGTGAAACCAAATCCGACCTTGTTTTGTAGACATGGCCCCGATAATGAAATCGATACGTTGGGTCTCGCGAATCTTTGCGGCCTTCTCTTGTCTCCGTATGTCTTTGCGTTCGCTGGCATTGCGCATCAGTGGACCGTGTGGATTTCGTAGTCGTTGGCATCGACCGCGGCAAAGCCATTGGCGACACGAACGACTAGGGACTCGGCTTGGGCGGGCTCGGTGACTTCAAACCCGAGCCCGTTGAACATGTTAGTAATGTCGCAGACACCACCTTCAACACTTTCTACAATGTATCTCATTGCTGCTGCGCCCCTAACATCGCGGTGAGAGCGTTGTTGCCGCCGGTATCGGCCTGAGACATTGTCTTGGCACCGCGAGCGATCTGTTCGGCGATCTGGGCCTGCTGCGCTGCGCGCTCTTGCTGGGCTCGATCCATCCGGATTTTCATGACATCGTCGTCAGTTCTCATCATCTTAGGATCATTGTTTAGTAGACTGGAGTATTTGTCAAGGGCGTAATCAATGTCGATCTTGTCCATGGCATCGGGTTTTACGCCGACAATATTGCCCGCGATGGATAGGACGCGTTCGATGGAAGCGGCCTTGGTGGCCTGTTGGGCTTGGGCAAGCATCGAGACAAAGTCGATGGTCATCATTTGATTTTGGATTTCTGGGGGAGCAGGAGGTATAATGCCAGCGCGGAGAGCGATAGCGAAGACCCGTTCGAGGACCGGGCGCAGGACTTCGTTGTCGATTCGCTCAAGTACTGGTCCGAGCATAACCAAGGACTCGGACTTTCGGAGGTCCCATTCGACTGCGGTGACATTGGACCGGGTTTCATATTGGGACGCGACCTTGAGGATGTCATTGAAGAATATCTCCGAGAGTCGGCCCTTGGCTTCGGTCAGGTCTTCGGTGATTTCCTGAACCGGGAACTTGGTGTCGTAGACAGATGAGAACCCGGGTTTGCCTGAGGCGGTGTAGCCGGAGACGAACGTCATGCCACCGGGAGTTAGGTTGGCGGGCTGGTTCTTGAGTTGCATGTCTGCGACAAGCGGCGGGTTAACCATCTTGTCGATGGCTTGGGCCTTGCGGCGGGTCTCGAGTTGGACTTGTTTTTGATCGGGCAGACTGTCCATGCCGGGCGAGCGGCCGTAGGCGTCGTTGGAGACTACATCCCAGCGGCCAATGATAGCGGGCTGTTCGTAGTAGCCTTTGCGACGGAGGAGTCCACGTTCTTCGCCAGAGGTCTGGGGGGCATTGGACCCGCCCCATTCCCAATAGATTTCGCGATATTTGACCTTGTCGGAGAAGCCGAATTCCTTGCCGCGGCCATCGTTGTTAGGTTCGATGGAATGGGCAATGATGAGTTCGCGAGTTAGACCTGCGCCGTTGGGATCTTCGTACAGGCGCTTAATACCTTCGGAGACATTATCGATTCCGAATTCAGCGACACAGGCTGCGACGGTCAGAGTGAACTCGCGATAGAAGACAGTCGGGCGGTACTTGCCGTCAACGTCGACGTAGTATTCGCCAAGGCAAGGGTTGACGCAGTTGATGACGTTGTCGAAGTCTTCGTAGATGAGGAGGGCACCGGTGCCAAAAATGACAAGGTCGTAATAGAAGACCGCGATGGAGTTGTAGAAGTTGGACTCGGAGAAGATCAGATTCATGATCCGCTCGACTTCGGAAAGCCAAAGCGAACCGGGCGTGGTCTTGGAGGAATCGAGATAGCCGATTCGCATCCGGAACCACGTGGCGGTCGGGGAGGACTTGCCGGAGACTAGACCCGAGGCGAGGTTGCGTGCGTAGACGCAGCCGGAAGAGTCGAGAATGTGTTGGTTGACCGGCGAGCCTCGGCCCATTTGGTTAGGGGTGACGAGCCACTTATACCGGCGCGGGAGGAAGTAGTCCGCGAGCTCGCGCCAGTGAACCCACCAAGAATAGCGGTTGACACGAAGGCCCATAAGCCGACCTTCGGCGTACTTGCGAATGCGAGTGTCGGCTTGGGTGGGTTTCACTTCGTGGGTTCCTTGGGTTCTGGCGGCTTGCGCTCAGACTTGATAATCGCCGCGGCCATGTCGATAAAGACGTCATCTGGCTGCGGGAGTGGGGTTGGAGCCCCGGGGCTGAATGGTACAACTGGCATGTTACTGGCCCAGCAAGGTTGCCTTAGCGGTAGCACCAGCACCCGGAGCCGGGGCAGCAGCCGCGAGGAAGCTGGGCGAGTCGATGGCTTTGTTGGTCGCCGAGGTGCCCATCGGCTGCTGCTGCGGGGCAGGCGTAGCAGGCGGGGCCTGTGGCGTGGGCGCGGAGGTTGAACCACCGAAGAGGAACTTGCCGATGCCTTTGAGTGCGGAAGCCATGTGGTTCTCCTAGGTTAACATGCGCTCAGGCGCGTAGGGATCGTATTCTGTGGTGACAAGGTTTTCGCGGAGGTGATCCCCGCCAGCATCTCTATTAGGTACTAACGCGTGAGCGAAAGTCAAGACTAGCGCGTCGATATCGTCGAGGGAGATACCGGAACCATCTTCGTCGACGAGGTCTTCTTTGCGTTCGAGGATGATCTCGTCTTTGATATTGTAGGTGTACTTGATGGCGAGCATCTGGCGGCGGAGCTCTGGATCTGGCGGGAGTGCACCAGTCTTAAGCCAAGCTCGGGTGGCTCCGTACATGGCAGCGCGGTTGTTGGCATACTTCTCGCCAGTGTTTCCCCAGATGGAGTTGTGAATGATGTCTTTGCCGCCGAACTGGATTTCGAAGCAATGAAGTCTTCGGTTTCGGATATTATCGACAACGCCACCACCAACACCACCGCCATCGACCATAATACCATCAGGACGGTACTGATTGTTAAAATCCACCACCCGATCAGTAAGCTCGACAGTAGAAAGGCCATTGTATTTTTGGCGATCAATGGTACGTGCATCGCGGCCCTTTCGTGGAAAAAGGACAGAGGAGTTCATGCCGAACCGGGCAACGTCAACGCCGAGGGCGAGGGGATCGGATCGGTCAACGTGAACTTCCCGGGTCATGGCTTCGTCGATCTCAGCCGCCGAGAAGAATTCCATCAAGCCTTTACGCGGGAACTGTCCGAGAACACGAACTCGCACGAAATCGGAGTCGAGACCATATGCATCGATCCAATTTTGTAGTCGACGTTTATTGGTAATGCGGACAGTTCGAGAATCGATCTGTAGACTATGCCATTGATGCGCAAATTTGCCACCGTCAAAACATTCCCGGAATCGGCCGGTATTTCGGGTAGGGTTCCCGAAAGCCACCCAGATAATTTCAGTGTCAGCATCGGTGAGAGCGCCTTCTGCGGTTTCCCAGATGATGTCGGGAATTTCGGATGCTTCGTCGAAGACAAGGAGAAGGCGCTTGCCTTTGTTGTGGAGGCCGGCGAACGCGGCTGGGTTTTTCTCGGACCACGGGATCATGTCGATGCGCCAGGTGCGCTCACGATCGGGGTCTTTGGAGAACAAGCCGGTGGCGGTTAGGTTGAAGTGTTCGCGGGCGAAGAAACAAAGGTTGAACCATTTACCGAGTTCGGCCCAGGTTTTGGTTTTAAGCTGGGTTTCGGTGTTTGCGGTGACGACTCCGCGGGTATCGGGGAATGTGGTGAAGGCCCAAAGGATTAGCATGGAGACAGTTGCAGATTTGGCAATACCATGGCCGGATGCGATGGCTTCTTGGATGGCTTCGTTACGGTCGATGATACCGTCGCGAACGCGGTTCATCAGGTCGCAGGCCCAGTCTTCAGGGCCGGTGGAATTTTCGAGAACAGTACCGGGTTCGCCCCAAGGGTAAGCGCCCATGGTGAAGGCGAGAGGATCACCGCGAACTGAGGCTAGCCATAGGAGGAGTTTGTCGTCCATTATTGGGAACCCTTAGGAACCCAACCCGCGATGGTCTTCAGCCAGTATTCCGGCTCGCCTGCATTGCCGCTGTTGTTGCGGCGGCGCGATCCTAGCGGGCGAAGGTCAGTGGCGGGAGGAGCCGCCTTGCCCACATCATCCACGACCATGCCCACAGTCGGCGTTCCAAGAACGTGCATTCGCATTGCAATGCCGCCATTAAATTTCAAATCGGGAACGTCCGAAATATCGAACGGAAACCCATTGGCGACAGTGCAACGGCTGTTCAGAAACCAGAATGTTGGCACGCCGTTATTCGCAAAATCGAAAGCCAAGCCGCCGCGAGCCTGACGCTTCAGACGATACGGCCACGCGCCGCTTGCTTCGCTCAAGTCCTTCAGGCCTAGAATCATGGTCTGATCGCCGTAGGCCGCGCCTAATCCAATTTCGGCCTTGCCATCGCCTGACTTGATATTCTGCTGCGAAATGCCGCCAGACCCGACCACTCGTGGCGGGAACGGCGCTAAATTTTCCCCCGCAAGAATGGCTTGCGCCAACACGCCGCCGATCACGAGCGAGGATTCACCTATGCAGATTTTGTCGCCGCTCTCGACGTAAACGCCGGAAAAGAGATTGATACCGACGTGATTGGCCCAAATGCCGCCTGTGCGGTTTCCGGCAATCTGCCCGCCCCAATATTGGCAACCGATGAAGCTCTTTTCATAAATGCCCCACCCGCCGTTTCCGCGCGCATGGACATTGATGAACTGCACCGAATTGGCGTCCGCGCCTTCGGTCGAGTAGCCGTTGCCGTCGCAATCGTTCACGTCGCAATATTCGACCTGAGACAAGGACGAACTCGACACCGGAACGAGGCTTGTCGTTGCCGAGGTCCTGATGCCGTCGCCAGAGAAGGCGTTGACGAAGCAATTTGAAATACGGGCATACGTGTTGAAGAAGATGCCGTTTGCCTTCGCCCCACGCTGGCCGATCAGTGTAAGGGAATCGACGCGCGTATTCGCTGCGTTCTTGAGCCCAAGGCCCTGCACAGGCCAGTCATTCCAGTTGATGCGAATGCCGCCAAGTCCCGGCGCAAAGCGAAGTTGCGAGCGACCGTAAGCATTGAAACCTGGGCTTCCGACGCCTTGCAAGACGACGTTCCGATTGACTTCGACGCCATAGAGCTCAGGAGCAGACGGAATAGCGGGGGTCAGGAAATTGTAAACGCCGTTCGATAGCGCTGCGATGCTCGCTTGGCCGGGGCGGTGCGTGAAAATGATCGTCCCGCCGTAACTAAGCCCGTTTTGGTCAAGATTGGTCGAGAACGATGCGAGCGCCGCGGCGACAACAGGCGTCCAGTCATTGACGGGTTGACCGTCCTGAGGGGCGAAGTCTTCGAGGTAGCCAATTTCACTGCCAACAGCGCGCCGACGCTTACTTCTGACGGTGCGCTGGCCAAGGGCGGTTCCCCTGGCCCTGCGTCCGGTTCAACGGGTGCGGCAGGCGGCTCGTCGGCTTCTGGCGTCGGAACCAACAAATTCGACGGCGGCAAAAGCGGCAACGGCGTAAGTAATTCAACCGGCACCGGCGGCGGCGGCGGTGCGGGTTCTGGCGGGCCGGGTGGGGCAGGAACAGACAATCCGACAAGCGTTCCGGGGCCGGGCGGCGCTGGAGGAGCCCCGGATGGAGGCGCAGGCGGCGGTGGTCGGACGACAGGCCCCGGCGATGCGGGAGCGCAACCAGGCGGCGGCGGCGGCGGCGCATTCGGAACCGGCATCGGCGGCGCAGGGCGCAACGGCAAAGTGGAGG